TTATTTGAAAACAACACTTTATTTCCTCTATCAGAAAATGTACAAACAAATTGGAGCGGAGCATACTTACAAGATAATAATTCTCAGATATTATTTGATCTACAAGGAAATGTTACAAGACCTAACAACTCTCAGGTTGACTTAGCTCGTCAGGGGGGAGGTATGCAAACTCAATACTTAGGGCCAGGGCCTTACAATGGTCAATTAGGATTTTGTTGTGATGGTGATTGGTATTTTGAATACGGAATAGGCGCTCGCTTTGGTTTAAATACTGAAACGGCTAATATAAACCCTACTTTTTCAATTGATAAAGCACAAGGAGTTATTAATTTTAGCTCAGGCATGAAAAGTAAATCAGTTGTAATAGAGTATGTTTCTGATGGTATGGAAAACGGAGACAATTCAAAAGTAAGTGTAAATAAAATGTTTGAAGAATTTATATATGCTTACATAAGATTTTCTATATTAAACAGCAAGTATGGTGTTCAAGAATATGTAGTTAATAGAGCTAGAAAAGATAAATCTTCATTATTAAGAAATGCTAAATTAAGATTAAGCAATATGCACCCAGGAAGGTTATTAATGAATATGAGAGGACAGGACAAATGGCTGAAATAACATGGATATTAAAACAAATTTTATAGCTGGTAAAATGAATAAAAGCGTTGATGAGCGCTTAATACCTAAAGGTCAATACATAGATGCTTTAAATGTTAGGCTAGGATCAACAGAAGGGACAGAGATAGGAGCTGTAGAAAACTCTAAAGGAAACACAAAAATTACCAACATACAATATAGGGGTACAGACCTATCTTCAGCAGCAGTTTGTATCGGCGCTTATGGGGATGGTGTAAATGAAAACATATACTGGTTTATAACAGATCCTAAAAATCCACAATCTTTATCAGGGAAGGTGGATATGATTATGTCTCTCAACACTACTACTGAAATAACTAAGTATCATGTAGTTAGCGAAACTGTGTTAAATTTTAATTTTAAGTATTTAATAACGGGAGTAAACCTTATAGAGGATTTATTATTTTGGACTGATGATTACAATCCTCCAAGAAAAATTAATATAAATTCTGGATACGCGCCCCCTATTGCTGGAGTAGACGCAATAACAGGAAATCAAATTCAAGTAATTGTAAAGCCTCCAGGGTTTTCTTCATATACTGATACATTTGGAGTTGTAACTCAAGAGCTTTTCGCTCCAAAAATTAATTTAGTAAATGTTATAGGAGATGAAAATTTTATAGTAGACAAATTCTTAAGTTTTGCTTATCGTTACCAGTATGTGGAAAATGAATATAGCGCAACATCTTTATATACAACGCCCGCTTTTGAGCCAGGTATTTTTGATTTTAATAGTGATACTTTTCAAAATGACGGAATGAGCAACATATACAACGCTGTAGATGTTTCTTTTAATACAGGTAATAATCAAGTTATAGCGATAGAGGTTTTGTTTAAAGAGTCTCGTTCTAATAGTATTAACGTAATAGAAAGGTTTAATAAAAGCGATTTAGGATGGAGTGACAATACTGTTGAGTCAATAAGATTTTCTAATTCTAAAATATACAGCGTATTAGGCCAAGATGAATTATTAAGATTATATGATAATGTTCCTCGTTTTGCTAAGGCTCAAACTATAATGGGAAACAGATTGGTTTATGGAAACTATATAGATCAATATGATGTTGTAACAAGCAGTGGACGTCAAATAGCTATTGATTACGAGACTTCAGGAAATTCAGTTCAAATTATTAATGATAGTATTACTGCAAAAAACCTTGGACAAGGAGCTTCGAATATTATAAACCCTGCTCAAACCATAGGCGCTAATCTTAGTTTAGCAACGTTTGACTTAGAAGACTCAGGTATAACCCTCCCAATTCCTATAAGATCTGAATTTCTTATAAGGGTTCAGGTTACTTCTTTAGTAAGCGCTCCATTACTTCAGCGACAAGCTTTAGGGGGAGATACTACAAACAGTGATTTTCCATTAGGATTTGAAACTAATGGCGTTACAAATCAAATAGTTTTACAAGCTAGATTTTTAACACTTCAGGCTTATCAAACATATAACGAGCTTTTATCTAGTTCAGAATTTGCTGCGTGCATTGGAACGTCAGCAACAATAACCCCTATAGCTCCAGGAGCTAATTATGGATTTTCATTATCAGATCAATTTTCTAAAATAATAACAGCTCCAACTCAGCCTCAATATCAACAAGATTTTACATTTACAAATACAGGAAAGTGGTCTTCTACTCCAGCTCAACAAGGTTTTAGGCTTGTTGTTAGCGGAGACACATTTAAACTTCAAGTTCCATCAGTAAAATATTTTTATACAGACGGGATTCCAGGAGGTGTTGAAATTAATGTTTACGAGTATTTTGGGTTTACCTTTAACTCAATTACCATACCTGTACCAAGTCCTGTTACAGGAGCATCTACTGATAGCTCTTTTACTTATAGCAATGTATCAAACTCTAGTAGTTTGCATAGTAACAGGAATTACGAAACATCTATAATGTATATGGATTCTCATGGTAGATCCACTACAGCTTTAGTAGCTCCTAATAATACAGTTTTTTTCGAAGCAATAACTTCAACAGATATAAATACTATAAAAGTTTTAATAAGGAATAAACCTCCTTTTTGGGCAACTAAATATAAGTTTTTTCTTAAGCCATCTTTAGCTGATTACAACATTATTTATAGTGATTCAATTTTTACTGACGCATCTGATCCTTCTGTTTCTTATGTAAGATTAGAAGGGTCTGCTACAACAACTGTTTCTGAAAATGATATTCTTACAGTAAAAATTACTAGTAATGGGCAGCCTACCGATAGATATGTAACTACAACAGCTTTAGAAATAAAAGCTCTTTCAGAAGGAGATGGAGGGGCGGAATCCCCTTTACCAACAGGTGCGCCAGCAGGCTTATACATGAAAATTAAACCACAGGGTTTTTCGGCAACAACTAGTCCT